TTTTTTTTCCCAGAACCACACGCCAAAGGTCAGTCACCCAAGTCGGAGCACCAAACTGTTCCAATATGTAGAAGAACAATGCCATATTATACGCTTGATTACTCTTATCGCACTGCGATACATCACTTTCAACACAAACTGCCCTAGTAGCAGCGATCGCGCCAACCACGGAACCAAACCATCGTTCCGTCTCTTCATCCGACCGACGAGCATTAATTCGAACATTTGGTACCAACTCGGACTCCAAATAATCCAAAAACTTGCTCAACTTCGCCGAAAACCAGCTATTAGTCATTTTGCTCGCTTGATACACTATTGTCTGTGGAGCCGGTTCAGCCGCGTAAGCAACCTCAGACATACGTGGCTTGCTAGTAGACTTAACCATCGCCATCCACTTCGTCAAGTCAACTCGACTGGCAGCAAAATCTTCAACCAACGCTGAACGAACCTTACTAGTCTCCATTTTTGCCACATACGCACGCAACGTGTCCTCATCAAACGCCCACAACCCCCGTGCCATCGCATTCTCACACCGATCTTTCCACCCAGGTCGCAACGCAACTCGCTGGAACGCATCGAAATCAGCAACCAACTTCTCTTCAAACACACAGGGATCAGAAAAGCTCGGTGCGTTAGCCACTCGCTTACCAAACGCACTCAGCGTAGTAGCTTGCGTAATCGGTCGTGCGCCCGTATGCGCAGTATGCAACTTAGAACGCCGCATCCGCCGAGCAGCAGGAACCGCATCACGCGTAGCATTGGTCGAAACCTTCACCGCCTCGTAGACATGATTACGATCACAATCTGCAGCAAGAAACGGGCGATTTTCAAAGTTAACTGTAGCGCAAGCACCCAACACATTGGTATAAGTCTCTTGTAAAGTTGCCAATGGACACGAATCCAAGGCATCACTTGCACGAGTGTAACTCAACACTGGCGCCTCATATATCTCTTTCTCAAACGCCACAGGCCGCATCACAGCATCGCCGACACTTGTCAGCTTAGCTATAAGCGATTCCTTTTCGCGCGGCAAGTCCCGTGTAACCTCTTTCCTCACCGGAACGACAACCGTCCTCTCGACTTCACTCTCCTCATCCGACGAATACACACCAGCCGTTTCCCACTCACGCAACAAATCGGCCGCCGCCGACAAATCCTCCACAACTCTAGCTGCCCGAACACGAACACCACTCAACATGTCGGACACAACACTAGGAGGTTTATCCGCAGCTGGATCGTAGG